TATGCAGTCTTCTTCAGCTTCTTTCAGTGCTGAAAAATGTGCTTCCGTTTCAAGTTGCAATCCACTTTGCCATACCTGAGATGCTACTTGCATTGGACCAGTAACTTCACCAACAGCATACAGATAACTCATCTTCTTTGCGGCTCTCGTATATGTTGCGGTATCAGATACCATTGCAGCGTTTTCAGGCTTGAAAAGTGCGGATGGAAGTGCAGTTCTCTTTACGATATCTGCAAATATGCCACGATTAGTGACTCTTGGCACAAGACCGGATGCCAGAGGAGTATCCCTCTTAGTCAGGTCGTATAGATTTGCATCCACATAAGTAGGAAGCAGTACCGGAATGCTGCCAGATGTTGCGCTATAGTTAGTTGATGTTGCGAATAGTGGACTTGTAGTGGATAGTGCTGCTTTAATCTCGGACTTGAAACTCTCGCTGGACCAAGGAGTTACAGACTTGCACTGTTCAGTCGAAACGGCTGGATAGTGAAGATATGTAGTCCCTGATGGAAGGTTTCCGAAATTGCACTGGTATATTCTGTCTGCGGTATCGTTTCCGAAACCGGGACCAGAAATAATTGCTTCAGACATTTTATTACACCTCTATATTTTACCAAATGCCCTTTGTATCATGGATTTGGTATCAGTTTTGAATTCCTCTGTGTTTTCAGGGAATTTCTCCTTCTGTTCTACGAGAGACTTGACCTCTGGTTTGTAGTCTTTCATAGCTTCAATAACCATGGATTTCACAGTATCGAGGCTAATCTGTTGAGCCTTTACTTCAAGTTCCGCTAATTTTGATTTCATCTCATCAAATTCTTTCTTGGAAATTGTGACCATTTCCTCTGTTTTAACTTCTACTTTTGGAGCCTCTGTCTTTTGTTCTTCTTTCGGAGTTTCAGCTTTGGCATCCTCTTTTTCTTCTGGCATGGTTGTTACCTCCATTTCATTATTCACGGGTACTTTTTCTATAGTTCCTACACCGTGACAAGTAGGACATTCCTCAATATCATTCGGTTCTTCCGGCTCGTCTTCTTCTCCTTTGCTTTCCCATTTGTCGTACATGTCCTGTGATTTCACAAAGAAGTCTAGTATTTTAGCCGCTTCATTTATAGGTCTTCCAGTAAATGTGACACCTTTAAGTAGTATCTTATTCAGCAACCTTACGGTTTTGCCAGATATATTTCTATGAACAAATTCAACTGGTTTGTATTCTATAGAAGTAGCATCAAGAAAACCATCTATGATAGAACCTTTGACAGAATTAAAATCTGGATGATGTTTATTAAGAATAGCAGTTGCTTTTACTCTGGATTTCCCCTGTTCTGATATCCTCTTGGCTTCAGTTATCTTTGCATGAGGCAAAAGTCTTTTGTCATTGACAAGATATACATCATGTTCGACACCCATTTTTATGGAAATATCCCTGCCTTGAAGTTGCCTTACGATATCTTCCTGGCATTCTGTAGTTACCATGTCATTTACTTTGTCCACATCATCTGTAGTAAGATAAAAATTAACGTAGAAATCTCCACTATCTGATTTAATGTATTCAAAATCCTCGGCAAATATTTCCATAGGTTCTGCGAATTCTGCAAAGGACTTGGTTTCCTGTTTTCTCATTATAACTGCACACATTTTAGAGGCTTCTTTTTTTGTAAAATTCTTCCCTGTTCTTTTATTCTTTTTACCCGTATAGTGGCTAACGCAAGTATCGAAATGCCCACTGGTTCCATCAAAGTCAAAAGGCATTTTTATATACCTCTAATCTATATTCTGTAACATATATATTGTAGAAGTAGTATATAAAGATTTTTGGATTCTATCCTCCAGTCAGGTTGAGGAATCCATTCTTATTTATAATACAAGTCCCGACTATACTGCCGAATGTGATGTTCCTGTATCCTATGCTCGAACCCGTTATGTTCACAGTCCCGCTCGCCGTCGAGTTTATCCTCCAGTTGGTTACATTGACGTTGACTCCCGTGATTGTGCAGTTATCAGCACAGTTCAAGTCCCACTGGGCGTTGTTTATGGGTGTGCATGTGTTCGCTGCCGACTGCGTCTGGTTCTGGACCTGCCCTATCGAATAAGTGGTCCCGGTGGTCCAGTACATCATCCTCACGTTGTCCATCCAGTCGTTCGCATCATGCCCCGACAGGAATGCATATGCCGTATCGTTGAGGCTCGACCTGTTTATGCTCAGGTTGCCGTAGGTCACGCTGTTGTAGTAGTTGGTCTCGTTCATGTACCCCTTCCAAGTAAGGTTTGGGTATATCTCCAGTCTGACCCTCTGCCATGCTCCCCTGTTGTCGAAGCTCTGGTAATAGCTGCTTTGCGTGTCTGTCCCGTTGTTGTAACACCAATATGTCTTGGTCAATTGCCCCTCGCCCGTTCCTATTTGGGCTAGTGTTCCGCCTGCTACATCGGCCAGGCATCCCTTGTTCTCGTCCGTCCCGGTGTGGTTTGTGAGTCCCATCTGCATCGTCCTCAGGGTTGTGTTATCGTACCAGTCCGCCTCCATTGCAAACCCGCTCGTGTAGTTCCACCCGTTTGCGCTGACCCATCCAGACTGTCCATTTCCGTCCCCGTTTCCTTGGAGACTTGGCATTGGATTCCCTATGGTTGTGTTGAATTTCCCTAACGGGTTTCCCCACGCAGTCCAGTTGCTCGTGGCTGCTGCGCCGTTGAACTCATCATAGAGTAGGTATGTGGCGTTCCCGTTCTCCCCCTTGGATGCTGCGGCGTTCCCGAAGTACATTAGGAACGTGGAGTCGTTCGTATTCACATCTATGGTGGTATTCCCGCTTGAATTCCATGTAAACCTGATTTTGTATCCGTACTGTGTCTGTCCTGCGCTATTACAATCGCTGCCATTCACGAATCTAGTGTCATTCCCATCTGACATGAACCTAGAATAATTCGTGTTCGTAGTATTCAGGACTATCCTCTGCGTGTAGTTGGCCCTCATGGATACCGATGCGTTTGTCTGACTTATGACTTGGCAGTAATTCCAGTCTGTATTCCACCAGTTCCCGCCAGGTATAGACACCGTAAACCATGTTGTGTCTGACTGGTTAAAGACTCCACTTGTCGAGTTTGTCCCGTACGTGATGTTGTAGTACCCTGAGCCGAGCATTATGGTGGTGTTCTGACAGTTTGTCAACGTCACGTTGGCCGTGTTGTTCAACGTGTACCAGCACTTGTCTGTTGTCAAATTTGTGCTTTCAGTATGGTTCAGGGATATGTTTCCCGATGTGTATGTGGTATTCTGCGGATTCTGCCCTGTTATTGAAATATAATCTGCCCCTGCACCTCCCCCACTGGTTGTCGTATAACTGAATGTGCTTGTTGTGTTCGTGTTGTTTGCCGTGTCGTTTGCCCAGACAAACCAAGAAATCTGAGAACCAACTGTGCTGTTTATTATTTTTGTCACGTTAGACCATACACCACCATTGAATTTCACAAAGGAATCATTAACCCAGTCCGAGTTTGTGCCGTTCTGGAATGAGAATATGTAACCGTCCAGCTGTAGATTATCCTGCCAGTAGACACTGTGCGTGACCGATGTTCCAGCCTGCGTTCCGCTCGTTGAATTTTGTGACCATGTAGGACTGGCTACATCTAGAAGATAAATCTTGATTCTCCCGCCCGCAGTTCCTTCGGTCTTGTTCCTCCAGACTATCGGAACTATACCATTCTCCTCCTGATACATTGCTGTCATGTCTTCATTGCTTGACAGTGGGTCGGCTTCCAGTATTGTAAAATTTCTTGTAAAAATAGTGCCATTTGTCGTGGCATACGTTATGTTTTGCGTTCCGTTTGCGTAAAATATGTATGCCAGATTTGTTATCGGGCTATAGGTGAGTTGTGGCGGAAAAGAACTCGAATTGTCGAGTTGCCATTCGCTTCCCCAGTTGGTTCCATTGTAGTAGTGGTAGAAAGTTCCGCCAGTAAAACCACCTCCATATCTCTTCTTTGCGAGATGTATTGTGTCTCCATTTGCCGAAGCTGAGAATACTGATGCTGCTGGTGCTGTTGTTGGCGGGCCTGCTCCGACAGTCACTACAGATGCCCATGTCGTCCCGTTCCATTTCTGCGTGTTGAAATTGAGCCCGTAAGAGGCGTACATTGCCATGACTTTGCTGCTGGTCATTGGAATGATTCCTACTGCCCAATTGCTCGAGTTGCCTCCGTTATATGAACCTACGGGGTGCTGGTATGGAAATCCCGTGTCATTAGCCCATGTGGAACTGTTCGCATTTGCATTCTTGGTGATGTAAGGAACCCAATAACTTGTGTCGTTTATCGCAACATAGGTAATCCACGCATAGCCTGCTGTGTCTACTGCAATTACTGGTCTTACCTGCATTCCATTTGTGTAGACAGCCACCGACTCGGCATCAAAGCTTATCGTGCCTCCTGAGCTTATGCTGCCCCTGGAATAGTTCAGGTTGTTCCCGTCCCTTATTACGTAGAAGGCGTGCGTCTCGTTTTCCCATACCGAAAAATCGTTTCCTGCTGAAGCTGCCACTCTCCACGACGTCGACAATGTCCATGTTGTCCCGTCCGTGCTTGAAGTATATACTATGTTTGTGTTGTTAAAGTAGAACAGCCAGTACCTTCCCTGTGCATAGAACAGCTTTCTTTGCTGTGTCGTGTCCAGTGCCGTGTTTGATGCTGATGTATTTATTAAAGTAGAATTGAAGCCGAACTTCAATTCTACCCCTTCCTGAAATCCATTTGTAAAATTAATCAAAAAAGAGCCATTACCCGTAATAGCGTTGAATACGGCATTCTGGAATGATGCAGTGCCTTTTACAACCTTTAATGTCTTGGTGTAGTTTGTGATGTTCTCTATATCAGCCCTCACTTTCGCTGTCGTGTAGTTCTGTATTGCTGTCCAATTATTCCTCATGTTTGTATAGCATGTGGTCTTCTGTGCGGATGTCCTTGCCCTACAATATGTCAGGTTTTCCAGGAACTTCTTGTCTATCGAAAAGCTGGCATTCCATAGACTGTCGTTTATCCTGGTGAATGTCCACGAGAAGTACGAGTCTATGTAGTCCTGCGATACTATCTCGATTATGCTGTCTTGACCGACTTCTCCTATTTTTGTTGGTCCCGTGATTCCCTCCCATTTTGGATCAAGTATGTTATTCCCGAATGTCAGATTCCACTTCAATGTCTCATTAGGATTCTTATGTCCTATGAGTTTGAGTGGTTTGCCATTTGGTTTGAACGTGAAAGACGAGAGATTTTTATAGGATTCATATCCCGAACTCGTAGGGAATAATAAATTCCAGTCCTTGGCATTCGGGTAGAAATCCACCTTCAGAAGCGACAGGTTGTTCATCTTATACTCCCTCGTTAGGTTGGAGTAGTTTATGTAGGATTCGCAGTACGAGCCACACTTTATGTCAGGTGAAGTGAATATCACACCAAAGGAAGAGAGAAGTGTGAACAGTGCGACTGCGGAAATGAAGGTTACAGCGGCTCCGATGCCGATGATCCATTTCTTCTTGGACTTCCTGATTGTGAATGGTTTTTTGGCAATGTTAACCACCTACAATGCGAATACTCCTATTGTCTCTATGGAATGCCCAGTCGAATTCAGGCATATCGTATGGTTGTACTGTGTGCCTTTGAACCTCATGTAACATACCTGCTGTGTGTCTAAGGACTGGTATGTGATATTGGCTGTTATGTTGGCACTTATACGCATCGTGTTGCCCGTGGCGTTCACAAAAAAATCATCATTGACTGAGAAGTTCTGTTGCACCGTTAGGTTATTGGGGAATATCCAGTTGCCTGATGCAAACGTCCCATTTGTTAAATTCGCTATCGGTAGTGTCACACCAGGAAATGTGTAATTGGTATTTATCGCAAGTCCAGTCACGCCTGGGAAAGTATAGTTCGTGTTTATTGCCAGTCCAGTCACGCCAGGGAATCCTGAGACATTCGCCCACGGCATCGTATAACCTCCTGTTATGTTTGTGGATGGCAATTGTATGCCAGATAAGTTAGCTTGTGGCAAGTTTGTTATTCCACCGAATGTGTAATTTGTTCCTAGTGTCAGGCCTGTTGTTCCCCAATTAGTACGGCAATCTGAAAATCCATTAAGGCACAGACTTGTGAAATTCGCTTTTGGGGATGATAAGTTTGAGTTTATGTTGAATGTCCAGTTTCCGCTAGTAAACGTGTTGTTCGTCAGGTTTCCTGCCGATAATGTAATTCCTGAAAGGTTAGCCTGTGGGAGATTTGTGATGCCATTGAAAGTATAGTTTGTTCCTATTGTTAATCCTGTCACACCAGGAAATGTATAATTGGTGTTTATGGTGAGTCCTGTAAGACCGGGGAAAGAATAGTTCGTGTTGATTGCCAAACCCGTACTTCCACCAAAGGTATAGTTGGTTCCAATAGCAAGACCAGTGACACCTGGGAAAGTGTAGTTTGTATTTATCGCCAACCCTGTCAGTCCGGGAAAACTCGTGATGTTTGCCCATGGCCACGTCATGCCCGTGAAGTTGGCCTGCGACAGGCTGGACACGTTGAAGTACGTCACATTCCAGAACGGTACCAGACCGGAGCCGCCAGCCGATGTCTGGTCTGTTTCGCATACGATGAATAGTCCAGAGTCATTCAATGTTACATTTTTCATTTTGTCTGTAGAACTGCATGTCTTCGAACTCGGTAGATTGGTTATGTTGGACATATTTATCGGCAATCCTGCACCACTTCCTGTTGTATCTGCCCTGCATTGCGAGGACATCACTCCACTTGATATAGTTACATTGTACATATAGTTTCCCGATGTGCAGTTCTGCGATGTTGAACCCGTCAGGTTTCCTAACGGCACAGTCACTCCAGGGAATGAATAGTTCGTATTTATTGTAAGACCCGTGACTCCTGAAAAGCTATAGTTTGTTCCCAACACAAGACCTGTAACTCCAGGAAAAGAATAATTGGTATTAATTGCCAGACCTGTCACTCCTTGGAATGTGTAGTTAGTGCCGAGAGTCAATCCTGTGATTCCTGGAAATCCCGATACATTATTCCACGGCATCGTGTATCCTCCGGTGATATTTGTGGATGGTAATGTCCATCCTCCTGTGACATTGGTGTTCGGGATTGTTATGCCTGTAAGGTTTGACTGAGCTATTCCTGTCAATCCTGTCCATGTGACATTAGTTCCTAATGTTAGTCCTGTTAGTCCTGGAAAGTTTGTCACATTTCCCCATATTACCGAAAGACCTGTTATGTTTGCTCTTGGTATTGCAGTCAAGCCAGGAAATGTATAGTTTGTATTAATTGCAAGACCTGTAGAACCTGCAAAAGTATAATTTGTTCCAAGAACAAGTCCTGAAACTCCTGGGAAAGTGTAGTTTGTATTTATCGCCAAGCCTGTGACGCCTGGAAAAGAGTAATTAGTATTTATTGCAAGGCCTGTTATTCCGGGAAACCCTGAGACATTTGCCCATGGCATCGTGTATCCGCCTGTGACGTTTGTTGAAGGTATCGTATTTTGTGATTTTAGTATATATCTTAAGTCATTGCTTGAATTGGAATAAGAACTATTGAAATAGATGCCATTCGAGATATTGTAAAGCCATGGACCTACTCCTATACTCGTGCCACCTGCTGCTGTTGCATCAAGAACACAAGTAAGAAATCCATTCCCATCTGTAGTCAGAACATAACCTGATGCACATATAGTATTGTTCAATGTAAGATTTCTCCCGATTATTGCATCACTCTGATTGTATTCAGAATAATAATCCAACTTGGAAGTAAACGGATTAAAGATAGTCTTGAATGTAACTGCATAACTAAGTGAGATTGAAAGAATTATAAGAATCACCGAAAGGACAATTACTTTTTTCAAATCCATAAAATCACGATTTATTTAATTGCTCATCCCCGAATGTCAGAGTCTTATGACAGTTAGCACATATCATTATGCATTTTTGTAATTCGTTTTTTATTATATCCCAATTCCATAAAAGTATCTTTGATATTTGATACTGTTTTTCTTTTGGATTCAGATGATGAAATTCATAATTTGAAATAGGAAGATTTTCTGTTCTACAAATAGCACATCTATTACCAAACATAGAAACAATTTCTCTTTTCCTGTTTCTTGCATATTCATAACGATTATAAGTATTATTATTTTTATTCCAACCAGTCTTACCATACATAGGATTTCTTATACCTTTTGTTAAACAATCTCTACAATATCCTGAATTTTCTCTATCTGATCGAATTAACCATTTCTTATTGCATTCTAAACAAACACATTCTTTAGCTAATCTTCTAGCTTTACCATCCTGTATATATAAACTCATCATAATTATCAACTATAACTATAGGAACTGCGATCATCCCAGACTTTATCGAAATTAGGGGAACCACCTGCCCATTCTATTTTTGTCACATTGGTCCCACTATATGTGAATTTTTGTATTTGCCACCCTGTTGCTGTAGTTGCTGTTCCAGGTGCAGCTTTTCCAAGATATATAATGAAACCGCTTGCATCATACGCCATAGCCTGTGTAAGAGGCAAATCTATTGTTGGATTAACCATTGAATGCACCTTCTACTTGTATTAGTTGTTTTCCGTCAAAAATCTTGAATAATTTTATTTTTTCAATTTCTTTCACAGGTGCATTTATTGTACTTCTAGTCATTTGGTGATAGAATATATATTTTGAATCCTTTATTTCATAATATACTTCAGGAACTTTGGAATGCCTTACTTGTTCTAAGAAGATATCCCATGAAACATCAAACATAAGTGATTTGGCTTCAAGATTGATTCTTTGTTTTACTTTATTGTCTGCAAGCTTATTCTCACTCTGGCTGAGTAAGGTAGCATTATTCAACTGCCCCTGCCTCTGCCCAGGAACTTCCATCTGAGAAGTGCCTTCCTCAACATCATCATCCTTCAGATTCATTTCCCTTACCAAAACTTCCTGTTTGAGCCTTTTATTATATGGTGCAAGAAGCGACTGTTTTTTTGTCAATGCATCCACATTGAACATCTCTATCTGGACTTCCCTTACCTCATCTTCCTTGTAAGTGCGATTGAAATGCATTATGACATCGAATTCATAAAGGAGTTGAGAATTTATCATATCCTCGAATAAGTCCTGGTAATGACTGATTTTCCTGTAATATCCTGCTGTTCCAGAATCAGAACCTTTAACGCCTTTAGAGATGAGGAAATCGGATAATCTTGAAGATGGGACTCCCCATGCCATAACAAGAACCTGAGTTGCAAATCTTATGGTTTCAGCAAATTGCATGTCTTTTATGTTGTTGAGTTCTTTGATATCAACTTTTCCCGTGAGTGCCATAGACTTCCATTTCATGTTCATGGTGGCATATGTTAGTAATTGTTTCTTGAATAATTTCATCGTAGGGCTATTTGGAGTCTCGTTCTCGAAAACGAACATGAAAGGTGGAACACCACCCTTGTCAAAGAGATTCTTCTCGAAATCCTTGACATTATGTATCATGTCCAAGACATCGAATACCGTGCTTAGAGGAGTGAATCCATAGAATTCTCCATTGATATTTGTGAATGTGAAATGCAATACTTCTTCGGGAGGGAAATAAGCAAATTCCTTTGCCACATGCTGTATATACTGCTTTATGACTCCATGGCTGTCATAATCTATCTTCATGGTAGAAGAGGCGAGAAGTCTTATGTCTCTTGTCTGGAATACATTATTATATTCCTTGGAAGCAACGAGTTCGGACTTGATTTCGTTGAATAGGAATTCTTCACCAAGAGTCTTGATTTCATCTTGATGATTTGATTTAATCACCTGTCCTATTATGGATTTCATCTCAAGTTCCGATGGCTTGACTTTATAGAGATAACCGTCTCCGGTTACGAGAACATCATAAAGGAATGAAGAGAAAAGCTGCTTTGAATTATTCCTGGCAAGAAACTCCTCGGCTTTCTTGACGTTATTCCTGCCACCTTCCAGCCACCATCCATCCGATAGTATATCTTCAACAATGCATGATGTCAATGCAACGATTTCAGGGCTTTTTTTGAAATAATCCCATAATGTCGTGTGATTTACAGGAGGAATCCTTCCATAAGGATAGGAAACTACAGAAATAGCGGTAGCATCATTTACCATGGGGTCCGATTTTATTTCTTCTGGGTTGATATGAAGATACATTTAGGTCATATATATATGTCGGTGTTGTATATTTATACCTTTTCCTACAATATCCACTCCTTATCACAGAACTCGCAATACCACTTTTTGAATCCTTTGCTTATAAGCTGCTCAACACAATCCGGGCATACCTGTATTGATTTATCCTCGTCTTCCTCTTCTTTAGAGGGCATGATTAGTCCGGCAGTTCCGATAAGAGAGCCTAGGGCAGCTTCAAGTGCCATTCCAAGAGCCATTACTGTATCATCATGCCCTCCCAGTGCTTCATATGTTTCCTTTCCGCTTCTGTCTTTTTTTATGCCAAAACTCCTTAATTCATCTAAATGTATAGGATTATCAAGAAGCGTGAGTTGTCCCGATGTCAAGGCAGTCTCTATTCTGCTGACTAGAAGTTCTTTTGCAGGGCGGCTAGTTATGAAAGGTTCCGTTATGAATTTTAATTCATCGTCCACTGTCATATCCCTTGCCATTCCTTTTGACAGACCCATATCCTCAATGACAATCTTTCTGAAATTGAATGCACGATTAAGTTCCTTTATGCGTTTTATTTGTGACCCTGTATCTGTGCCTCTTTTTGGTCGTTCTATTTTAACTTCTTTTAAATTCTTATTTGCATCTATCTCAAGCACAATAAAGGCAGAATAGTCTGCACTTGAGGATTCTGATAATGCCACATCAACGCCAAGAAAATACATATATCCATCCCTTCCGGCAGAGAGTTCCATAGCATGTTTTTTATTAAGCATTTCTTCACTAAATATTGAAGACCCTCCTGCTTTTGGATTATTCATGTATTCCCTGTCAAAATAGAGGGAACCTTGCAGAGCTTTGATTGCCTTGAGTTCATGGAATGTAAATTTCTCAGGCCATAATATATCTTTCCAATTTCCAGAATCGTCTATAATTACTGCCTGTCTTTTTGTGACAACAGGAAGAAGACCCGCTTCTATACAGGCTTTCTTGATATCATATTTTTCATCACCTTCTTCGGAATTAGCAATATTGAGCAATTCATGAAGTATGTCATCAGTTGTCATGGCAGTTCCTATGGTAACAAGTTGACCTTTTCGTGTCTGAACTGTAGGAAAGAATACGGACCAGAAAATATACCTTACTTCATCCTGTGTGATATCCCTATTTCGTAGTATATCATCCAGAATCATGAGATCGACATGAATTCCCCTGCTTGTATCGTTGAACGGCTTTACAAAGAACCTGTTTCCATTTGCAAGATTCATCTGAGTTTTGTTCCATGTATCACTTTTTTTAGGAATAAGATGATGGAGCAATGGATTCTCTTCTATAGATTGCTGGATTTCTTCCACGAACTTCATGGATTGTTCCAATGCACCGGAAGAAATTGCAATGTCAAAACCGCCACTATATTTCCATGCATTATAGATGCTGTAATCTTTCGTTATGAGTGTAGTCTTGAGATGCCCCCTAGGCCACATGAAAACTGGAAATCTAGAATTAAGCTTCTTCAAGTCTTCCCTATGAAAAGCTGACAGTTTTCTGTGCATTATCCTGTCTTCAAATTCAAGGAATGACAGATTCGGAGATGTTATAGTCGTAGTTTCCTCGCCCAAGTAGATGGGGGCTTCGCTTAAGTCTATCATAATCAGCTTTCAAATCCTCGTCAGTTATAACGACTTTGCCTTCGTCAACAAGCCGCATGAATTCCTGGAAGAAATAAGATTTAATCTGGGCTATATTCACGACATCTGCCGTGCTAATGTTGAGACTCTTTTCCTGTATCTCCCCAGTTATCTTTGCCACATCATTGACGGCTTTGTTGAGTATCCCATGTGCTATGGAAAGGTATTTCATGCGTTTCGATTTTTCTCCCATGGTCATATCATCGTTGATTTCAAAGTTCTCTATGTAACGTTTGGCATCGTTTACCTGTCTTGAAAGTTCACGGACTGCGGATACCATCATCCTGCCGAGTTCCTTTCTCTGGAATAATGCAGAGTTTAATTCGGCTTCCCGGAGATAATCGACTATTTGAGTCTTAGTAATCTCATATCCACGACCTTTCATGGCTTCCCAAATCTGGTCTGTATCCATCTTTTCCACTAGGGAATAGTTGAGGATTATATCCCCGACTTCATATGCGCTAATCCTTATTTTCAAGTTTGTCAAGCCTCTCTTTCAGTATATTTATCTTCTCATCCAAAGGCATGAGCCTTTTGTCCAGTTCTGTAGATACTATCTCACGAATCCTGAAATAGTCCACTAATGGGACTTTTTCCAGTGCTTCCTTTAGTTCAGGCGTAAGCGAATGAACTTTCTGGTTCAAATATACCTGGACTACATACGTTATTATAGCCCGCCGGTCTCTAGGAGGTATCGCCTTCCATAATTGTATATATTCTATTGGGAGATCTCTGAAACTGGTGAATCTGGTTTTGGCATTGAAGTCGTTTCTGATGCTGGTAGCGAAAGCCGATGCACTCCTGTCATAAACCGTTTTAACTTTTTTCCCGACATGTCCTTGATATCCTCTTTGTCTATGAGGATTTTAACCTTTTTGCCCCGGAAAGTCTTCGGCATATAGATGTAACCGCCTCCGGCAAAAAGTTTCACTTCCCTTTCAATCATTACCTTTCCTTCAAGGATTGATGGGTCCAGGTTTGTATATACGAGATTCGATACTTCTTCATTCATATCTCTTATTTGTTCTGATTGTTTTGTTTCTTCGTTTTCCATGGTTGTTCCTCCATTTTTATTGGCTTATAATTAAAGCAATAATTATAAATTCTTGTATCCACTTCTTTCGGAACCCATTTGAAGATATGCCAGTCAGGTGAGTTCTCCCTTCTCTTTTTCTTATTTGGTAGCATAAGCATTGTTATATTTTCATTTTCCCCATTCAGAAGGATTCCTATGGCATTCCCTTTTGCCCATCCTGCTCCGACTTTTAGAGGTTTTTCTTCTCTCGGTTGTTCTTCTCCCATTTTCTTGCCTCTGTATTGACAGGCTTCACGTTGATATTTGTATTGACAAAAAAGAGTTTGGTATTGGTTTCCTTCTCGACTTTCTTTATTTCTTTGTCAAGTTCTTCCATCTTTTCCTTCGGAATATCTGCAAGCAGTTCAATAATGTATAACTCTTTTTTCCTGCGGAACATTGCTTATATATGAATTCATTGGTTTATATAGATTCTGCAACACACAAAATTATATATAAGAGGAAATTTAATATAAAAGAATGCCTTATATTTGTCCTAACTGTGGTAAAAAATTAGATGTTTCTAAAATTGATGGTTTCTTGGTGAAACATTGCAAGAATTGTAAGTTCCTGAATAAGAAACGTATTCCATTATATATGACTTCCTGCAAGCAAGACCCATCATTTACATTCATGTGCAAGGCCCATGGGGGCAGGATAAAATCGAATGGAAAATGCATGAAATATATACGTTCATTGCGTACCAGGGAGAGGGAAGAATATGATAAAACTTACAGGAAAATGGAAAAGTGGGTTCTGCATTTTATGGG